CTGCTATCGCCAAATATTCCATATTCATAATCCTAAAATTTAAAGTCACCAACCGGCACAACCAGTTGTGTTATAGTACCACTTGCATCAGTAACAGTTAATGTGATTGTTTCTGCTGTTTCATCTTTTGCCCAATAGACTGTTGAACCATCAGGTAAAGTTGCAGTACCGCTCAATGGGCACTCTACTGCGGTTGTGTCTGTATCTTCAGTACAATTCGTACCAAACATATTATCAACCATTTGTTTAGATAAGTTTGCGAATATACGACTTTCAACATTCGTTACAAACTTAGCGAGTGTCGTGTTCTTTGCATCTCTAGCCTCTTTAGCAGCGGCTGAAGTGATGTCGTCTTTTACTGATTCCCTTCTGTTGTATTGAAGTTGTTCTATCGATAGCACATGACTAGAATATCCTTCGCCACTAAAGGCAGGGTTACTAAAATCAAAGGTTAAACTACTTGATATAACCTGAGTACTATAAACAATCAATACACATAAAATTGTTTTGATTAGTGTTTTCATACTACTATTTATAAGGATTTTGACCATAAAAAAGGGGACCGAAGCCCCCTTTCAATGTTACTGTTTAACTTAGTCCTTCTTCCAAAGTGACCATAAGATTGCGATTGTAACTAATCCTACTAAACCTTCGTTACCTAGGCTTGCTACTATGCTAGAGATGTTATCGATAACACCTAAAGATAAGAATGGTACATTTGCACCAAATACTACTTCTAGTGCTACTGATAAACCAATTAGTTGTACAGCGACCGTAGTAATATTACCTATCGTATCCGTTATATTTTTCCACATAAATTTTCTCCTTTTATGTTGTTGTTGTTTTGATATCTCAAACTTCATTCATAATCAGTAGTAATATTTAGACAAAAATGGGGTTAGAAAACAACTTTCTAACCCCAAAGTAGTGAAAACAGATGGAGAGATTACTCGTCCTCTTCCGCTAACTTACTGAAATAACTCAAAGTTTCGTCTGAATCATCATCAGCAGTAGTAACTGGAGTAGGTGTCGGGGAACTTACTGTTTCTGCTACAACTGGCTCTACTTTCGGTGCTACAGGTGGGATGGCAACATCCTCAGCGGTGCCAGTATTTCTAACGCCAGATAAAACTTTGTCAAGTTTTGCTTTTAATTCATCATATGATTTAAAGTTTTCGTCTGCTAGAAATGGTTTTAATGGATATTGTTTATTCCATATTTCTTCAATGGCCTCGTCATTAGGCGCAATAGCAGTTTTACTATCGAACTCTGACTTGTCATAATTCCAATAGCCATCAACTTTTCTGATTTTTAGTTTAAAGTTTGCACCTTCCCAAAAGTCAAATGGATTGATTGGCGTTTCATCTTCAAATTCAGGTTTCATCGCCTCAGTAATCTTATCAAAGATTTTCTTACCGAATTTATATAGTTTAACCTGACCCTCATTCTCAGGATGTTTAGGGTCACTCACAATCAGAATATTTGCATAGTAAGATAACTTGCGTTTTCTCTTACGAGCAATTTCTTTGTCTGCCTCAACACCAGAATTCCATAGTAAACTGTTAGATTCACTAATCGGACATTTCTTGTTGATTGTAGTCAAACTGTTTTCAATTAACCAACCGCCTGGTCCTTGAAATGCATGTGACCATAATCTGGCCCATGGCAAATCTTCGTCTTGTACTGCTGGTAAGAAACGAAAAACAGCATAACCGTTACCTGATTTGTCTAGTTCTGGTTTCCAGAATCTATCATCTTGGTATGAGTTTGATTGTTTTTGTGGTTCTGCAACCTTTGATAGTTCACCCATTAGGGTGTCTAAGTTGTTTGAGCGTTTTAACGCTGATAGACTTGATGTCATATTTTTTCTCCGTATGATTGTATTTGTATTATTATTGTATCGTTCTGTGCTGTATATATCGCACCTTTATATTTATAACAAAAGTATATCTCAAATTGGAGCGGAAGAGAGGGTTCGCACCTCTGACTACAGATTGGAAACCTGTCGTGTTACTTTTACACTACTTCCGCATGTTTCTTGATATATGTATATATTATACACTAAGTTCTTTCCTTTGTCAAGCGTTTCCTAAACATTTATCTGCTGTTTCTAATATCTCTGGTAGATAGTTAAAGAATAGATAGATTAGGGCTATCAACCCTACTGCTCTAAGCATTATTCAACTCCCATTTTGCCAGCTTGCAACTCTGCATCAGCATCTGGTTTTATTAAATCACAATTGTAAGACATAGTTCTTCTTATTCCGTCACCATTAAACGGATAAACTCCGTGTAACATTGTGTATGGGAATATGTAAAACTCGCCTACTTGAGCATCTACTCTAAATTGTGATACGCCAAGTGGGTCTTGATTGCCGCCAACAAATTCTAAGTAACCGTTTGATGGGTGTTCTTCTCTCGAATATTCTTTACCATATGACTCAGGTCGTTTTAAGACTAATACAGATGATAATCCTAAGTCGGTCATCTTACTTGTATGGTAGTGAAATGGATTATATTCATTCTCTCGCATTTCATTTATCCATGCATTTGCCAAACTGATACCCCACCAAGGCTTCTGAATGTTCTTTAAATACTGGGCAAAACATTGTACAAAGATTTGTTTTGTGTTTTCAGATAATAAATCTGTTACTAACTTTTCTTCTTCAATCTTTCCAGCAAGCGATTGATTGTGTGCCTCTAAAGATTTTGAGTGTTTATCATACGCCTCATTAATCTCATCAATTACTTTCATAGGCAATACAATTTTTAAAATTATACTACCCAATATTGTCTGTGTCATTCCAATAGACTCTACATTTTCTTCTATTACTTCTCTTTCTTCAGCCATCATATCTCCTTTACTTTTTTTCTTAATGTTATTTTATATCTCGGTGTATCGTATTTTAAAAATGGTTTGTATCTTGCCATTCTATCGTGCATCTTAGGCCATAATACTGTTTCTAAAATGTCTTTATCTAATCTATTTGCAAATGAAAGTATATCTTCTAGTATCACAAATGTTTCAACACATATCTTCTTAGAGAGAACCATCTTCAATATAGGCGGATGTTGCCCGTCATGTGATGTGAATATATCGTCAAACTCTATTTCGTTTGCAGTCATTCTTTCTAAGATGTAGTCTATATCTTGTTCATAATAATAATGTAATGATTCTATTCTCTTAGACCACTCTTTATAACTTTCGTCACCAGTTGAGCCAATAATATCGCCAACCCATAGATTAGTATTATTGACAAAGTTACTAACAAAGTAATCGACCACAGTAGTGCTGTTATAAGTGCGACTAAGTTTGTGAAAAAAATATCTATCCCTTCTTTTAGTGAAGGTTTCAAGCTTTGCAGTTGTTCGTCCGCCGTGTCTATGAAAGTCGTAACTTCTGTTCTTGCTTGTGAAATGTAATTTGATTGCCAAATAGACTTTATATACTTCAAAACCATTCATTCTCCTTATATAGGAAGTTGTGGCACTTTTTCTACATTTAGTAGATTAAGATTTTGTGCCTCATAAGTCAACTTCTCTTTGAGTCCTTTGTTTACTAGTTTCTTAGAATCGCTCGGGTCGATTCCGTTCTTTTCACAATAATGAAGAATAGCATCTATGTAGCTCATTCTTTTTGTCTTAACTAATTCTTCTATTAATATTGCAAACTTGTTGGGCGTAATTATCATTTTCATATTTTAATCTCATCTAAGTTTATATATTTCACATTGCCACAATCTTTCAATTCTTTCTGCTCAACAGCATTTACTTTGTAAAACTTTGTGTCTTTAAATCTGTTGAATATGTTCTTATCTTCTTTACCGTGTCCAGTAAGGTACACTTCTTTAAAAAATCTTTTCATATTATTGCCTTGAGTTAGTGCCAGTTTGGGTTAGAAGGTACTGGCAACCCCCTTAGCAACTTAAGCTGCTAAAGCGTACTGGTTAGAGTTTGCTTTTGTTTTAGTTTTAAGTCTTAGGACTATCCTCTCTTGTAATCTTTCAATAGCAATGTCGAAGTCCATTTCATCCCCACCAAAATATTTTAGGGATGACCAAAATACTTTGGTGGAGATGTTGGGAATCGAACCCAAGTCCATCACCTTTACTCCATTACCGTCAACAAGAATTCTTACCATCTTCTAGGCACTAGTCGTTCTGACGCTTCGCCCAAGACGGGTTGAGCAGTATCTTGTTCTGCCCAAAATTCATCTATCGCTGGTTGCAATAGTGGTAAATAATCTTTCTTATCTTTCACAAATGTCTGTCGAGTACCATCTTCACAGACAATTAGTACAGCAATCTGGTCAATTGATTGACCATATCTTTCTTCAAACATCTCACAATAGGCAGTACATTGAATGAAATAGTTTTCAATCCATTCTTCTTTCTTTTCTTTTGTAGATGTTTTAAAATCGATAACAGTTATCTTGCCATCATACTCAGCGATACAGTCAACACGACCTGCAATACCCCATTTATCACTATAGAGTCCGCCTTCTTGCATAACAATATTATTTATATTATCGAGTTCTGGCTTGAGTTGAGTGAACATAAAGAGTGGTAACACCTCTTGATTTTTTAGTTCTTCATTATTTAAATAGTTCTCAGCAAGTTCATGCACAGCAGTTCCTCGTGAGGCAGCTGCTCTCATTATTTTATTTGCAGCATCTTCACCAACTCGTTCACGCCATTTTTGAATACCTTCTTTTGCTCTACCACCAAGAACAGTTGTGATAGACGGATACTTATTGCCATCTGGTGTTACATAGAATCTTTTCTTGTTGATAGTTTCTGTGAACACCTCTGGTATCATGTTATCAGGTATAGGCGCATGAGTGAATGTTTTCCACTCATTATCAGGATATTTTAGTTTCATTAAATCGTTTAAAGCATCAGTCATTATAATACCTCATATACTTCTTCAACAAGAACTTTCTTAGTTTTGCGTTTATCTAACTCAATACCGTGGTCACGGCCAACTAATTCTAGTTGTGATTTGGTCATTGCGTTGAGTTCATCTTTTCCAAGTTTAACGCAGTCTTTACCGCCAGGGTTGAACATACACTTGAATGTGTGAATACACTTACCGATAAAACTTTTCTTATCAGTAAACATTTTTGATTTGTCAATAGCTTTTGCCATGTCTTTCTCCTTCTTAATATATTAGATATATTATATCAGGTTACCAGACATTTGTCAAGCGTTATCCTCTAGTTATTTCTACTATTTTTTTGAGTTGTGCTTCGATTACTTCTGCACGATTAGGCCAATGAATATAGGCCTCAGGTGATTTGGCAAGTTTAACAAGTAATGGGATGATTAGTTTCTCTAATTGTTGAAACTTCTCTTTTTGAATTTTGCCAAGATTGTCTTTTCTCAAATCGTACTCATCGTCCATTTGTGATTTTGCAATCTCTAATTCAACCTCATGTTTATCGTCAATCTTACCTGATGCTGTTGATACTTCTCTAAGTATCTTGTCTAGTTTAGTTTCTAACCTTGATATAATCTCAGTAGATACTGCTTTACCAACACCATCAGCAGTCTGTTGAACTACTTGTTGTGTTGCCTTACTGTCTGCGACTGTTTGGTCTGTAGGTTTACTTGAAACTCCTGTGAAGCCCCAATCACCACCAGTATCAAACCCGTCTAAAAAATCAAAATCTGCCATAGCGTTCTCCTTGTATACTACTATTTATACGAGTGGCATATTATTTAATTGGGTTCTGTTTCGCCATTCTGCGTTTGGCAAGTGTCTTGTGTTTCTCTCTGACTTGATTGACCTTTATGTCTGTGATACTGGTCTTACCGTATTGTTTGTTGAGGGCACTAGATGGGTGTGCTTCTGAAATCTTAGCAAGTGTTTCTTTCCAACCATCATCAGTCTTAGCATCAATGTTGTCGCCTTGACCGCTGGCAATATTTACTGTTTTGATTAAGATTTCAGCGTTGTTTTCTTCTTTATATGCATCAAGTTCAGATATTCGCATATTTTTTTCCCACTCAACGCCTGTTGTTTTATTTCTAAAGTCGTATGTTGGCATTTATTCCTTCTGTGAACCATGTTGGTGTTGTAGTTTTCCATGTTGCAAAACTTCTCTTGTACTTTATATAGTAATCTCTGTAAGCAGTAATACTGTCTTTGTTTTTTACATCATCAGGCATCGCTTGTAAAGGTTGTGTAAATGGTACATTAGGAATATTTTCTGGCACTTCTCTGAGTATGCCTTTCAGTTTGATAAACGACATATGGTCTTTGCCATATCGTGTTTTGAATTCTTCATGCAAACAACACCACATGTCATACAACCATTCGTAGTTCTCTTTACTTTGTCGAAGCCAGATGTTACTAGGGTGATTGACATGACAAGATTTGTAGAGGTAATGGTCTCGTCTTGGGTGAGAGTATGTTTTCATTGTACGACCAATCTTATTCAAACGAGTAACTTCTTTGCCGTCAAGGACTCTGTGAGCAGTAGACATTAGTTGAGCATACTCAACCATCATTTTACTGCTGTGTTTGTCAAGGTGCATTTCTGCACAAACTTTTGGGTCTTTGTCTAGGTAAAATATATTCATTCTGTTTCTCTCTCCTTAGGTCGCATACAATCTGGGAATATCTTTAATGGTTCTTGTTCTATCCATATGAGTTCTGGTTTTTCAAGCCCATGTTCTATGTAGTCTGCCCACTTTATTACTTTGACTGTGCCGTCACCTTGTGGGATTCTGTATTCGCTATTCATACAAGTATTATACTATGTTTTGATAAAAAAGTCAAGCGATTATAGGTCATAAACTCCTCTTATGTTGTTTTTAATTACTGAACGAACCAAAGGAATATAGTTCGGGTCGGTTGCATATGAATCAAGTGTCATTGCCAACTCCATACCATCTGGTATTACTCCGTCATTAAGATGTCGTTGTCTTAAACTTCTGAACGCCTCATACGCCCACACTTCATTAATAATTCTTACATAGTATTCTACACTATCACATTTGCTAGCAAACACTTTGACGCCCCAACCAGGCCAGTTTGTAAGTGTTTTTGGCAACATGTAGTTATCATTCCTATCAAA